TTTATCGCATCTTTGTTTGGCGTTCTCATTTGTGATTGTGCTGTGGCCAGCGCAGCTATGGCTTCTTTGTTGCTCATTTCGTTCCTTTGTTAAATTTTGTGAGGGGTTCTTGGGAAACCTGTCCCCTCGCTCAGGTGATATCACGCAATGCGTGTTCCCAAGAATTACATTATACTTCTAGCCCCCATGCTTTTTTAGCCTGGCTTAAATAGGCTGGTGGTTCGTTCCAATAAATCTGATTAAAGTCTGGGTCACACAGACCAAACAGATCCTCTGTGAAGTGCGCTGCTTGCAGTATGTTTTCCGTTGTCTTGTGATGCATTGCAATGTCTCGAATAACTTCTTCAAGAAAGTCTGGCTTTAACTCTGGTGCATTGTGTTCATTAAAAATTTTATAGTCGTATGCATTTGCGTAAACCAGGAACGGTGGTTGCCTACCATTAAGCGCATAAAAGCCAGCTGCTTGGTAAACATTGTTCATATCAAACATATTGCTTAGTGAGCTTGGCAGTGATGCCTTGCGCCATTTTGTTGTTGTAGGATCTTTGGCGTTGTGATGCGGCGATGACCATTTTGTTTTTAGATCCCCACGCCGTCCGTAGTCTGGCAGTGTGTTGTGGGGTAGGGCGTTGCCTGGCAGTGTGGCTTTGTAGTCTGTCTCACCAATAAGCCTGTTATCGCTTTTCATAGCCTCTTGCAGCCCCAGGGCAGCGTGTTCCACAACCTTCGCTATCTCATCGATGTAGTGTTCTTTGCGCGCTGTGTCGGCCTCTCTGACGGTCGCATTGTAATCTTTGGGCTTGTACTTACGCAAATTGTCCTGGGCAACGTGTATGGCCTCGACAAGTGACAGCGTTGTACCAAATTGATCAGGTATCAAATGGAGATCTGTTGCGTCTTGGACAGCCCTACCAGCTGCCATGTTTGCGCTACCTCGATTTTTGGTAAATGTATCCAGGATCTTGTTTGCTTTATCGTGGTGCTGTTCTTCGTGCGGATTATCTAGCACTGATTTTGCCCATGTTACTTGTGGGCGTACCACAGCCTTTTCAAATATATTTTTGGCTCTGTCTTTTGAGCGCGGATTGCTGTGATGAAAATAGTTGTGTCGCTTCGCCCATTGTGGCGTTGTAAGATCCATATGTAAAACCCCCATGACAATGCGTTGTGCAATGCAATGTCTTACGTTGCCATATAGGACGTTTAACGTCCATAGGGTTTATGAATTATTTTTTATTCGCCTACTTTTTTGATAATAATACCGACGAGATCAGGGCGAAAAACCACTGATAAAGTTGGTGCTGCCCATTCGAGATCCAGGTCTGTATATGTGTGGCCAAACTTTCCGTTATGCACAGTAAACAGACCGTGCGGTTGTGGATAAACAACGCCAGCTGTGAGTTGTGTTGGTTTTCCCTTTTGATCAATCTCTTGAGATGGAAATGGTGTTTTACTTTTGACGACACTTATATGCTGAAAGCAATCTTGATCGACATACTTATCCACAATAGGTTTAAGCTTACAAGTTTGCACAGCTCCATCCCAATCATAGAATTGCCCAGTATAAGGTTTTGCTATCTCCCAAAGTATTGCGGCGCGGTCTACTTCATAGTTCGTAAGTCCGTAAACTTCATACTTTTGGGGTGTGTGAAGGGTGCGTTCGATTGATTCTTTTTGGATTATATTTGATCCAATTACGGGAATCGGTGCTTCCTTAAATAAAATTTCTGCAATCGAAACATTTAATATTCTGGCATAATGTTCAGCATCTCTTATCGTCATTTGGATCTTGCCATTTTTGTGTCGGCGTAATGTTTCTGGTGTGACCCCTTTTGCGGCTGCTACTTCGTTATTTGTCATGCCAGATAGCTCGACACAATTAGCGAGATTGTTACTCATATTTACCATCGATTGTTTATGTAAAATCATCTTGGTTCTCCGCTATTTGTCGCTTTCCGTCAATACACTTTTCACGAATATCAGAATTGACAATCATGTCAAATAATTCATACTTTTGTGTATGACGTTAGAACAGTTTAGGTTGGAAAAGGGTTGGACGTACGCAGAGCTAGCCCACGCATTAGGTGCTACACATGCAACTATTGCGAGGCGCTGGTGTTTACGACACACCAGTAAAGACAGGCTTATACCTAGTCCGAAGTATATGGATCGTATAATGCTGCTTACTAACAGCGCAGTGATGCCCAATGACTTTTACCTGGTGCGTGACTTATGACCGAGGATCAGCTTCAGTATCAAGTTGTCAGTTATTTAGATGTAACTTTACCTATAAATTGTGTGTATCATCACAGTCCAAATGAGGGCAAGCGTCACATAAATTACATAAACCGTCTAAAAAAATTAGGTACGAAATACGGCTGGCCTGACCTGGAAATCTTTGTGCCAATGACCGACACCACCAGCGGCGTGAACGAGGCATTGTTTATCGAGCTAAAAGCAAAGCGCGGATCTATGAACGACAACCAGCGGCGTATGCGTGATGCATTAGTTGATGCTGGGTTTAGGTGGGCGCTGTGCAGATCCGTTGATGATGTCGAGGCGTTCTTACGGCCACTGATAAAGCTACGGGTGGCATCATGATGCGTCATTGCGATCTCACAAGTGGCATAGGCGGCTTTGCATTAGGGTTTCAATGGGCTGGTCTAAGTTATCCCGTATTGTTTTGCGACATCGAGCCGTGGTGTAGGCAAATCTTAAACAAGCACTGGCCTGATGTGCCAATAGCTGAAGATGTAAAGGTACTTGCTAATGACCCAGATAGAAATGTTCCCGACTGCGATATCCTCACCGCTGGTTTCCCATGTCAGCCCTGGTCAGTCGCTGGTAGATCCCGAAGTCTTAAAGAATCGAAAAAAGACCCTCGTCACATCTGGCCGTGGATTATTGACATTGTTAAACAAAAAAGACCCACTTGGGTTGTTTTTGAAAATGTGCCTCACCTCGCCTCACTGGGGGGGCTTGACGAGGTCATCACTGATTTGGAAATTGCGAATTACGCAACGACAACGCTTAATATTTCAGCTGTCGGTGGAACAGGAGCGCCCCACAAAAGAGAACGATTGTGGATTATCGCAAAAAATGTGGAGAACACCAGACACGGGACAGGGCGGCACAAGTGGGTTGCTGAAACAGGGCAAGACCCATCGGGAGAATGGGCAGCCCATACAAATAAGGCTAGTGGATCAGGTAAACAATCCGAAACTCAAGACGGGTGGTCAGTTGGATCCGAATTTTGTTCGGTGGCTGATGGGTTATCCACCAGGTTGGGTGGATTGAGAGAACACGAAGGATGGGAAAAAGAACCAGAAGGCATGACGAGAGTTGCAGTTGGAGTGCCTGATCGTGTTTCGAAATTAAAAGGTTTGGGTAACGCGATATTGCCCCAGATCGCTGAGAGAATTGGTGTTATAATCAAGCAAGTTGAGGAACTAAATGAATGATGAGATCCTCATTCAATGCAAACACTGTCGTGGTCGCGGCAAGAGATCGATGCCGTTTTATATCGAGTGGCCTGTCGAGTTTAAATACGGCGATGGCCTGGAAGAGTATGTCGAGTGTCCAGTTTGCAGTGGCACGGGCAAGGTTCCGATGATCCTTGATGACATACTGAGCGAGGATCTATGAGTACGCACACACTCAAAGCCAAGCGTAGGCATCCAGACACGCAGCGTGAGCGCATCACAGTGGGGCATATTACGTTTGAGTTGTCAGCCAAGGATAAGACATTTTCGTTGATCGCTGGTGACGCTGTGCAAGCCAAAGACAGAAGACCGTTATTTTCGGGGTTTATCGAGCCAGAGATGGAACAAGAGCTACGCAAAGTAGCCTTCCGCATGAAAACAATCTTGGGAGATAATGATGGGTAAATTTAGTAAAGGCTCTGGCGTTAAGATCGGAGATCCAGAGGGTATGTTTTATTCGCCAAGACAAACAGCCGTGCCATTGGACGCGCACAAAAAAGCAATGATGAAAAGTAAATGGGGAATTACGATGGATAGAGAAGTCGATACGGTATCAGAAATAGTGCGTATGTTTCGTTTATTAGATCCATACGATCAGAGTTTAACCAAGGGTTTGCTGG